CACCCGAATATCGTACCTGAGTACATGGACTTTGACGTAGCTTTTGAGCCTACCAAAGTAAAAGACAAGAAGTACGTCATCAATGCTACATCAGGTGAATACCTTGGTGTAGTAGGTAACACGTTTACTTGTGCATCACATGGTGACTTCTACCGTGGTGTCCTTGACACTGTAACAGAAGAACTGTCTGACCATGAGTTAGCAAATGCCAATACACATTGGCGTACCGCACGTAATGGGGCATGGGCTATGCTTGACATCACTTTGCCCAACATGAAAACTGTCATTGAGACAGATAAACACAGCACAGAAATTGGCAATCGTATTATATCATTACATGGTATTGATGGGTCATGTAGCAATCAGGTGTACTTTGGTGCCATTGATTTCTTTTGTACCAATGGTATGATTAGAGGAGAGTATGACAAAGTGCGTAAGAAGAACACGTCTAACTTTACTATGGAAAGTTTTATCTATGAACTGACACGTGCACGTAAAGACTTCTACGAAGAAGCCAGCAAGATGCAAGTGTGGGCACAGACTGACCTCAAGTATGTAGATGTAAGCTCACTGCTTGACAGCATGATTAATTCTAAGCGTAAGTCTGAGAAGATGTACAGCTTGTACATGCAAGAGGCTTCACAGCGTGGTCACAATAAGTGGGCATTGTATTCTGCCTTCACCAACTATGCATCATATGCTGATGAGCGTAATGGTTTCAACCTGCGTAATACAGGCAATGACACTCAAGCTGTAAGCATGTGGTCACGTGAGCAAGAGGTATCCAAGTGGGTATCTGATGATCGTTTCATCCAGTTGGAGGCTGCGTAATGAGTGAACCACGTCACGCAATGATATTTCGTTGTGATGAAAATCATACGTGGTTAAATATTGTACCTGAAGCTGTAGGTGACGATGACCGTTCACCTCTGGCTTCAGTAACATATGGCCCGTTTGCTTCTGTAGATGGTGCTCGTAAGTATGCCGATGAAAACTTTCAAAACACTGGTTATGTAATACCAGTATATAAAACTAGGAGAATATGATTGCCTAAATTGCCACGCTACGTACAAGAACGAGCTTCACCCTCTGGGGTGATCTCATACCGCTTTAACCCACCACAGAACCTTGTTGATGAGGGAGTGGTCAAACGTGAGGAGTACGGAACAGATTTAAAACAAGTACGCAAGATTGTTCGTGATCACAATAAAGCAATTGACACGTGGCGTGAAGAACAATCACAGATTGTACGAATAAAATCTAGCAGCAAGGTTACAGATCTCATTAACTATTACTATATGTCTAATGATTTCAATGCTTTACGTCACTCGACTAAGGTTGACTACAGGTACTTTCTAACTGTGCTGCATCAGACTATGGGATGGCGTAAGTATGAACACGTTACCTCTAAAGTTGCAAAGCAAGCATATGAAGAATGGGTCAAACGTGGCATCAGTTTTGCTAATCATGCGGCAACATGTGCCAGTAGGGTGTACAACTATGCGATACAGATGGAGCATACTACGTATAATCCTTGGGCAAACATCAAGCGTAAGTCACCACAACAGCGTAAGATAGTGTGGACACATGATGATGTTGTTAAGTTTCTTGACGTAGCATATAGTGACTTTGAGTATCGTAACATTGGTCTGATTGTACAGATGGCATACGAGTGGTGTCAGCGACTAGGTGACATGCGTATGTTGACGTGGGATAACATTGACTTTCGTACTCAGAAACTTACACTTGAACAAAGTAAACGTAGGGCAGACGTAGAACTACCAATATCAGAGGATCTATTACACATGTTAAACGAACAGCGTAAAGACTTTGGCTTTCAAGACTATGTTGCCCCACATCCTAGACCTACGGATGGTTCGTACAACCCATATGCTATGGAGAGACTATCCAAAGTGGGTAGACGGGTAATGCGTTTAGCTAAACTACCCGAAGAGTTACGTCTTATGGACTTACGTAGGACAGGTGTAACACAGATGGTAGATGCTGGTGTACCATTGCCCCAAGTTATGGCAGTCACAGGACACAATCATGTGTCTTCTGTGAAACCATACATGAAGCATACGTACATTAGTGCAAATAGTGCCTTGACACAGAGAAACGTATCTGTATCCTTGAGTGGAGCGAACAACATAGAAAGTGATACAGTATGAATATACAAAATATTATAGATGATCTAGCATTAGTAAATGGTCAGACTAAACGTATGACATGTCCATCATGTAATACTAAGAATACATTTACTATTACTAATAATATGGGTAAGATCATATGGAACTGTTACAAAGCTGGGTGCAGTGTGTCTGGTGGCACACGTACTCAACTGACTGCCGATGACATACGCAAGTCATTGGGTAGTGTTGCAGAAGAGACACATGTATCAACATTTTCAAAACCAGAATGGTTTGTGCGTGATGATGCAAAGATCAAAGACTTCTGTGACCAGTGGGAGATAGACCCACAAGATTTAGGCTTGTTGTATGACGTTAAAGAACATCGTGTGGTGTTCCCTGTTGTACACAATGGAATTACAGTCGATGCCACAGGCAGATCACTAGGTAAGCGTATACCTAAGTGGAAAAGATATGGTAAAAGTGACTTGCCATACGCTTCTGGACGTGGTAAAACGGCTGTAGTTGTTGAGGACTGCGTAAGTGCTGCTATTGTAGGTGATGGTGGTGTATATGTCGGGGTCGCAGTGTTGGGTACATCATTGTCCACTGGACACAAGAGGTACTTGTCGCAGTTCTCAACAGCAATAATTGCATTAGACCCCGATGCTTTACCTAAGACACTGCAGTTTGCACGAGAGTTGCGCCAGTATGTGGATACAATCAAGATCCTATACTTGCGTGACGATTTGAAATACCGTAACCCTACCGACTTTGAAAACCTTACAACACTAGGAGACACATAATGGAATTATCATTGATACGTAGTCTGATGGACAAAGACTTTTATGACGAGCATCGTGGTGCACGTTGTCCTGACAGACTATTCAGTAAAGATGTACGTAAGATCAAGCAGTCTATTGACACTGCTATGGATCGTTATGAGCGTACAGTTACACCAGCGGAGATTGAGGCACTGTTCATGGCAAACAATCCTACTCTTACAACCGCACAGAAAACTGCATACAGCCACCTGTTTGGGCAGGTAAGTAAGGAGAAACCAATGGGCAGTGACGTAGCCCAAGAGGTGCTATCTAAGCTGTTCCAGCAGGTGATTGGTGAGGACATTGCTAACCTTGGCTTTGACTATGTAAATGGTAGCAAGTCTACACTTGAGCCATTACGTCAGATGCTTGAGCAGTATGGTGATGACTTCACACCCAACCTACGTATTGATTGGGAAGACATTGACCTTGATACTATCCTTGCAATGACTGACCTTGAGTCACAGTGGACATTTAACATACCCACGTTGACACGTAAGGTTGAGGGCATCAATGCTGGTCACTTGATTGAGGTAGGTGCACGTCCTAACACAGGTAAGACATCCTTTCATGCCTCACTTGTGGCTGGTCCTAATGGATTTGCATGGCAGGGTGCACGTGTTGTTGTGTTGTGTAATGAAGAAGGCTACCATCGTGTAGCTCACCGTTACATCACCGCAGCTACAGGCATGGACAAGTTTGAAATTGTGAAGAACAAACAGGAAGCCATGCGTATCTTTAATCAGATACGTGACAAGATTATGTTCAAGGATGCAACAGGACGTGACATGAATTGGGTTGAGTCTGTGTGCAAGTCATACAAACCTGACGTAGTTATCCTAGACATGGGTGACAAGTTTGCCCGTACCGCTGGGTTCTCACGTCCTGATGAGGCACTCAAAGCTAATGCCATACAAGCCCGACAGATTGCCAAGCAGCAAGAGTGTGCCATGTTCTACATGTCGCAGCTATCTGCAGAAGCAGAAGGTAAAGTTGTGCTCAACCAAGCCATGATGGAAGGCTCACGTACAGGTAAGGCAGCAGAAGCTGACCTTATGATTATGATTTCTAAGAACCCTACAGTTGAGGGTCAAGAGGAAGAAGACAACCAACGCCACATCAATGTGGTAAAGAACAAACTATCTGGGTGGCACGGTATTGTTCACACAGATCTTGAATACAAGATAGCGAGGTATGTATCGTGAACCAACTAGAACTATTTAATTTTGAGGTACAAAAAATTAATGATGGTTTAGAGTGTAACAACTGCGGAATAGTTCAACCCATAAACAACTTTCAACACATGCTATCTGGAGAAATAAAAAGAAAGTGTCGATCTTGTGCACGTAATCAATCCAATCTGATTAAACATTTACGTTCATTACATCCCTACCCTGAAGAAGATTACACATGTCCTATATGTAACCGTGACATACGGGAGATAGGTAGAAAGGGTCAGAAAAGATTGCAGACTTGGGTGATTGATCACTGCCATGACACAGAAACATTTCGTGGTTGGGTGTGCCATCATTGCAACGTTGGCTTAGGAGCTTTCAATGACAGGCTAGACAGGGTTGAGGCGGCAGTAGTATACTTAAAAAAACATAAAGGAATATAACATGATACAAACATTTTACGTAGATCACATGGGTACAGATTTATCTGTGGCTAATGCAGCACGAGTGAGCTTTGGTAAGCGCAGTGAGATGGATACGAGTGACGTATGGGGTCCACCTAAGTTGAAAGACAAAGACGCCAAGCTAATCCGTTATCTTGCAGAGCATAAACACATCAGCCCTTTCGGGCATTGCTTTGCCAGCTTCCATGTCAAGGCACCTGTGTTTGTGGCACGTCAGCTAGTCAAGCATAAGTTCCTACGTTGGAACGAGATTAGCCGTAGATATGTGGACAGTGAGCCTGAGTTTTATCAGCCAACAGATTGGCGTGGGCGAAGTTTAGATGTCAAGCAGGGTAGTGCGGGTAAAATAACTGTGTCTTCTGACATAGCTAGAGACATGGCAGACTCAGCCAAAAAAGACTATGAGTACTTATTAGATCTGGGTATTTGTCCAGAGCAAGCACGTATGGTACTGCCACAGTCTATGATTACTGAGTGGTACTGGTCAGGTAGTTTGGATGCATTTGCTGACATGTGTAACCTACGCTGCAAGCCTGACACCCAGTACGAGACACAGGTTGTAGCTGGTCACATTGACACAGAGATGGCTAAACTATTTCCTGTATCATGGATGGCATTGAGGGAGAACGAATGATGAGTGAAATAAAAATAACTGATATAGAAGAACACGAGGATGGTAGTGCCACACTACAAGTAGAGTGTAACCCTGAGACATTCATGGCTATATTTGACTTAGGCTTTGTGACCTTAGTAAAGAGAGGCTTGGAAAGTGAGAAGTGGCAGACCTGTGTAAGTTGTGGTGGCCCAGCGCTGAGTGACATGTGCGGCTTTTGTTTAAAGGAAGAGTGACTATGATTAGACCTATGACACAAGAAGAAAGAGAACGTGCTACTGAAAGGAGACTTATTAATATGACTACATCAAAATCAATATGTGAGATACGCCTACACAATGCAATGGTACGTAACAACCTGACGTTAGAAGAGTGCATAAATGCCATAGATACATACGCAGAAGATAAAAAGTTTCACGAGCACCTTGACAGCCTATACAATGTGGAACAAGATACATGGGACGATTGGCACGATGGAGATATAAAGTAGGAGACAACATGATACTGACCCTTGACGTAGAAAACACAGTAACTAAACGAAACGGCAAGATGCACCTTGATCCGTTTGAGCCAGACAACACACTTGTAATGGTGGGTATGCTAGATGATCACATGAATGAAACGATTGTAACGTTTGATCACGCAGAGCAACAACCTACCACAGATGGGCGGCGTATTGTTCAGGATGCACTGGACTCTACCCGCCTGTTGGTTGCACATAATGCCCCTCACGATCTTGTATGGTTGTGGGAGTCAGGCTTTACTTATGACGGTGACATCTTTGATACCATGCTAGGCGAGTACGTACTTCAGCGTGGGCAGAAGGAAGCACTGTCACTTGAGGCATGTGCAGAACGCTATGAGCTTGACACTAAGAAACAAGACACACTCAAAGAATACTTCAAGCAAGGCTTGTCTACTCGTGACATACCACACGCAGAGTTGTCTGAGTATTTGTCACATGACTTACATGCTACGCAGCAATTGTTTAATCGTTTGCAGACGAAGTACGAGGAGTGCAGTTCACTAGAGCCAACGATCACGCTGACTAATCAGCTTGCGATACACCTTGCACGTATCTATCAGCGTGGCTTTCAGGTAGACATGGATGCACTGATGAAGGTACGTGATGAGTTTGAGCAAGAACGTAATATTCTGTCAATTGCATTAGAAGAACAAGTTGCAGATCTTATGGGTGACAGACCCATCAATCTCAACAGCCCAGAGCAGAAGTCATGGGTTATCTACAGCCGTAGGCCACATGACAAAAAGGTGTGGGCAGACTTGTTTGATGAACGTATGTCTGATACAGAGTATCGTAGTACTGTAAGGCTACATAGTGAGCGTTTATACAAACAGAAGGCACACCAGTGCAAAGAGTGCTACGGCACAGGACAGGTAAGAAAGGTAAAGAAAGATGGTACTCCATTCGCTAGGACTAATAGATGCACTGCTTGTAATGCTGCTGGCTTTGTATATACTGATACCACTACTCTGGCAGGACTAAAGTTCTCACCACCTACAGCCAAGTGGGTAAGCTCCAATGGCTTTGGTACAGACAAAGGTAACTTGCTATACCTTGAGGGCATTGCACGTTCCAAGGGTTTAAAAGAAGCAGAGCTATTCTTACAGAACCTACGTAGATTGTCTGCAGTAGAAACGTATCTCAGCAGCTTTGTAGAGGGCATAGCAACGCATGTAAAGAATGACGGTAGGTTGCATGTACGGTTACTGCAACACCGCACTGGTACAGGCCGTTTATCAGGTGCAGACCCTAACATGCAGAACATGCCACGTGGTGGTACGTTCCCTGTCAAGCGTGTGTTCACATCACGTTGGGAAGGGGGTCAAATTATGGAAGCTGACATGGCACAGTTAGAGTTTAGGGTTGCTGCA